GTTATATGCTGTGAAAGCGTATGATAGACCTGATATGATAATGAGTGAGTTTAAAGAAGATATGAAAAGATTCAACTATCTAAAAAGGTTGTTTCAAAGATATCGTAAAATGGGCGAACTCAGAGACAGATTGGTCATTAATCACTTGGTTGTTATATACAATGTGTTTGGTGTTGAAGTTGCAACAAGATTGTTATTTTATAAGTTGAGTAAAGAAGATTATTCAGCATTAAAAACATATTTGTTGTTTTTGAATTATATGCCAGAACGCATTAGAGGAATCAAAGGTCACGACATATATTCTTCAGATATTTCAGTTGATATGAAAATAGCAGAAGTTTTGAGGGAAATACGATGAAACTAAAAGAAGATGTTCCAACAAATAATGCTGGCGGCGGTGCCGTTGCAGGTATTGGTGTCGGTTCTCAAGGAGAACCAGGTGTCAAGAAGTTTGCAGGCAGTCGAGTATTCAAAGTTCCGACAAAATCATTTGTCATGGCAAAGATGCTAAAACGCAAGTATGTTCGATTTGAAGAATATCTTGGTGATGCTGATGTTGCGAAACAAATTTCCGAATACGCAAATAAGAATTGGAAAGAACCAATCATTATCGAGGACGAACAAACCGGTGCAATGATGTATCTACGTTATGGTCGAGGTAATCGATAATGTGGATTCTAAAGTGGCTTCCGTTTTGGATATTTTACGCTCTATTCTTTATTGGATTAGCGGGTTGGTTAGTAACATATCTAATCAAATTTATACCAATATCCGCAATCTACGTTTATAAAACACCTATTCAAATCATATCAATGATTCTTATTGTCATTGGTGTGTATATGTCTGGTGCAATATCAAATGAAGAAGCATGGTTAAACCGTGTCAGAGAAATGGAAGTTAAGGTTGCTGAAGCAGAAGCTAAAGCAGCAAAAGAAAACGTTAAAATTGTTGAAAAGATTGTGAACAAGACACAGGTGGTCAAACAACGTGGAAACGATATAGTTCAGTACGTAGACCGTGAGGTTGTGAAGTATGATGCTGAATGTAAGATTCCTAAGCCATTTGTTGAGGCACATAACAAATCTGCGGAGCAACCAAAATGAGAATAGTTGCTTTACTGATGCTACTGTTAGTGACAGGTTGTTCAACAACCGTACCAGTAACAGCAAAATTTCCTGAGGTACCACAACACCTTATGGTAAAATGTCCTGAGTTGAAAAAGTTAGATGATGAACCCAAATTGAGTGAGGTCTCCAAGACCATTACGGCAAATTACACTACATACTACGAGTGTGCCATTAAGAATGATTCATGGATTGAGTGGTACAATATTCAGAAAAATATTTTTGAAAGTGTAAAATAATGGAACTAACATTAGAACAACTAAAACAATTACTTCCGAAAAATCCTTATGTCGACCATTGGTATGGTGCATTAAAGATTTTGTTGCCGGACTACGAGATAAACACACCACAACGTATCGCTGCGTTCATTGCACAATGTTCACACGAATCTGGTGGTTTCATGGCTCTTAAAGAGAACTTGAATTATCGTGCGGTAACTTTACGTAAGATTTTTCCGAAGTATTTCCCTGATGATGCGACAGCTAACCACTATGCATCTCTACCAAACAAACAAGAAGCAATCGCAAACAAAGTCTATGCAAATCGCATGGGTAACGGTCCTGAAGAATCTGGTGATGGTTATCGTTACTGTGGTCGTGGTCTTATTCAATTGACTGGTAAACAAAACTACACTTGGTTTGCTGCATCACTTGGAATCAGTGTTGAAGAAGCTGCTGAGTACCTACAAACATTTGAAGGTGCCGCACAATCTGCTTGCTGGTTCTGGGAAACAAACAACTTAAATCAGTGGGCCGATAAGGGTGATATTGTTACTCTAACCAAACGCATCAACGGTGGTACCATTGGATTGGATGACCGCATCAAACACTATGAACATGCTCTACATGTATTAGGAGCATAAAATGGAAGATAGAAAACTCGTTAAATGGTTACTATTACTTCTATTATTACCATTAGGTTTGGCATACTTTAGTGGTGATAGATATCGTTATCCTTGCCAAGACCCAAAAAATTGGGATAAAGATTTTTGCCAAATGCCTTTGTGTGATGTGAACAGAACATGTCCTGAACATATCTTCAAAGGTCAACGTGACCCTAGATTAGGACCCCCAAAAGATGAACCGACTAAAACAACTAATTCAACACCTGTTCCACAAGGAGCAAACTGTGCAAAATAATACACCTCACATTTATACTGAAGAACAATTGATGGCCCGATTGAAGTTTTTCATCGGTATCTGCCTATCACTTACTTTATTTGGTATTGTATTCGTTGTTCTATATTCTCTTATCTTTGTTACACAGCCGTTGAACGCTATCAGTCCAATTGACCAGAAGTTTTTTGAGTTGATTGTGCCTATTGCTACATTCTTAACTGGTACTCTATCGGGTATTATGTTGGCCGGCAGTAAAAAAGAGGACCAAGAAGCAATGTTGGCTGCACAGAAGCAAGCACAAGATAACTTTGCAGAAACAAAGAAGGCAATCAGTGCTCCGCCTCCAGTTCAGGCACCACAACCACAATTCAGTGGTGGACTAAATACTGTATCGCAAGTATCTGTACCTGTACAATTTGTGCCGCAAGTTGTTACTGGATACGGTGGTAAACCAATGCCTGTACAACCTCCACAACCTGAACTATGATTTGGTTGAATAGTATGTTGCAAGACGGTGACGATGGTTCCGTCAGCAGTAAAAGAGTAATAACCGCACTTGCTTTCATCTTGTGCGGTGTTGCCTTTATGTGTGACCAATTCACAATATATAAAGTGACACCTGCACTATTCGATTCAATGATGTATATTGTTATCGCTGGGTTAGGTTTCACTGCATCTGAAAAGTTTGCCTCAAAAGGAAAGAAAAATGAATAAAATACTAGTTGCTTTTTTAGTTACACTATCTTCTTTAGCTTTTGCTGCTGAAGAAAAAACTGTCTGCATCGATAAGATTGGTAAAGATGGTAAAGTTGTCGTAGGTAAAGATGGTAAGCCACAACAAGAGTGCCGTAAAATTAAGGTACATCAAAAGTTGGAAGGCACCAAAGTTCCTGAGAAAAAATAATGGCCGACAAAGAAGAATGTATTGATGTTAAAGTTGATATTGGAGTCCTGAAAACTCAGGTCTCCACATTAACCATTCTTTGTGATAAAATGGATAAGGTTATTGAGAAACTGGCGGATAACCACGAAAAGATAGTTGAACAAATATACACAGACATGAGAAAACGAGAAGAAGAAAAGGATGCCGATGTGAAAGAAATTCATTCCCGCATCACTACAATCAGTCGTGAATTATCTGATAAAGTTGAATTAACTGAACGCCGTTTAATGGAAGAAATAAAAGCATTGAGGCAAGACATTGCTACACACAATGCTAAAGAAGATTCTGAGTTAAAGAAAATTCTTGAGTGGAAGTGGATGGCCGCCGGCGGCATAGTTGTCTTGGCATGGTTGTTATCCCACATCAAATTTGAAGCCCTAGGTAAACTTCTAGGTATTTAAGAGGATAGGTTGACAACCTATCCTTTTTTTGTTATTATTTCGTTATGAGCTTATTGATAGACCAAAAATACACCCAACTCGTATCTCCACGTTTTGAAAAATTCCAACGTAAAGGTGATTACCTTTATGCTTGCCGATGCCCTTTGTGTGGAGACTCCAAAAAGAACAAATCGAAAATGCGGGGATATATCTACCGCAAAGGCAACGATTTGCTTTTCAAATGCCACAACTGTGGTGCCGGCACAAGTATTGGAAATCTCATAAAACAACTAGACCCAGCCCTATATAAAGAATACATCATGGAAAGATATGTGGCTGGTGAACAGGGCAATGCAAACTATGAGAAGCCTACTTTTGTCATACCATCTCCCAAGTTTGATAAGTTGTCAACCGACATTACCTATCAAAATGCCGAACGTTGTGATAAACTACCAGAACAACACTTCTGTATTCAGTATTTGAAGAATCGAAATATTCCTAAGGAATCATATTCTCTTTTATTCTATACTGATAATTTCAAGAAGTTTTGTGATGAGGTTTATCCACAAAACCAAAAAGAAAAATTGACAGAAGATAAACGTCTAGTCATTCCTTTCTATGATGAATACAATACATTAATTGCTGTCTCTGGCCGAGCACTGGAAACTTCTGATTATAAGTTGCGTTATGTGACTATGCGTACCGATGAGAGTGAGGAAAAACTTATCTATGGTATGGATAGAGTGAATACTAACGAACTTGTGAGAATCGTGGAAGGTCCTATTGACAGTTTGTTTTTGAATAATTGTATTGCTGCTGGTGATGCAAATATTTCTTTGGTCGCAAGAGTTATAAACGCAAGAAAAAAAGTCTTGATTTATGACAATGAACCTCGAAATAAAGATATCGTCAAGATGATGGATGATGCAATCAAATCTGGTTATAATGTTGTGATTTGGCCAGAAACCATCGCACAGAAAGATATCAATGAAATGATTCAGTCTGGTCTCTCACAAGGCGAAATCGAAGGTATTATAAGTAGTAATACATTTTCAGGACTAGAAGCTCAAACTAAATTTGTTTTTTGGAAGAAGATTTAATATGAAAGTTCGTTTAATTAGTTACAGCAAACCAGACCGTTCGATGTATGATGAGGGTCTTACAGATGCACAAGAATTGATTGCTTTTTGTGCAAGAGTTTCAAACCCAAGCAATCAGTTTAATATGGAAACTTCTGAAAAGTTGATTCGATATCTGATTAAGAACAAACATTGGTCTCCACTGGAAATGGTTTCAGCATGTATCGAGATTGAAACCACACGTGATATTGCTCGTCAAATCTTGCGTCACCGTAGTTTCAGTTTTCAGGAATTTAGTCAGCGTTATGCTGACCCCACAAAAGATTTGAGTTTCGTGTTGCGTGATGCACGTTTACAGGATACAAAGAATCGTCAAAATAGCATTGAACTTGACCCAACTATCGGAAACGAAATGTTGAAAGAACAATGGAAAGAACAGCAATTGCGTGTTATTACTGCCGCTAAAGAAGCATATCAATGGGCAGTAGATAATGGCATTGCTAAAGAACAAGCTCGTGCTGTATTGCCTGAAGGTAATACTGTTTCGAGAATGTATATGAATGGTACTCTGCGTTCGTGGGTTCATTTTATCGAACTACGTAGTGCAAATGGTACTCAGAAGGAACACCGTGATATTGCAATTCAGTGTGCAAAAGTTATCGCAGAAATGTTCCCGATGGCTGAAGAATTTATCACAAAATAATAATAATACATTGGAGTTAATATGGAAGATATCGTTCACGGTATAAAGGTCGACTATTCCCGTGATTCACTGTTCGATGAACTAGGAATCAAAAGACTAAAAGAATCCTACATGAGAGAGGATGAAACATCACCACAAGAAAGATTTGCCTATGTATCAAAAGCGTTCTCGTCTAACCCGGAACATGCACAACGTCTTTATGATTATAGTTCCCGTCATTGGTTATCTTATTCTACTCCCATTCTTTCTTATGGTCGTTCTAAGCGTGGCCTTCCTATATCATGTTTCTTACCTTACCTCCACGATAGTGCAGAAGGTCTCGTTGATACGCTGGCGGAAGTAAATTGGCTCTCGATGTTAGGAGGCGGTGTTGGAATTGGATTGGGTATTCGTTCTGCTGATGACAAATCTACTGGTGTCATGCCTCATCTTCGCACTTATGATGCATCGAGCCTCGCATATCGCCAAGGCCGTACTCGCCGTGGTTCTTATGCCGCTTATCTTGATATTAGCCATCCAGACATTCTTATATTTTTGGAAATGAGAAAACCAACAGGTGACCCTAATATGCGTTGCCTGAATTTGCATCACGGCATCAACATCACAGACGACTTCATGCAATTGATTGAGAAGTCTATGTTAGACCCTAATGCTGATGATACATGGGAATTGAAAGACCCACATTCTGGTGAAGTGCGTGATACTGTATCTGCACGTGAATTGTGGCAATCTATACTAGATATGCGTATGCACACTGGTGAACCATATCTGCACTTTATCGATACTAGTAATCGTGCAATGCCTGAGTTCCAAAAGAAGTTGGGTCTAGAAATTACACAATCAAATTTGTGTTCTGAAATTATTCTACCAACAAACAAAGACCGTACTGCTGTTTGTTGCCTATCTTCTGTTAACTTGGAGTATTATGATGACTGGAAAGATGATGCACTTTTTCTACGGGACATGGCAGAAATGCTTGATAACGTCCTACAACATTTTATTGATAATGCTCCTGAACCTGTACATCGTGCCAGGTATTCTGCTATGCGAGAGCGTTCTATTGGCGTTGGCGCTTTGGGTTTCCATGCTTTTCTTCAGCGAAAAGGCGTGGCCTTTGAATCTGCCCTTGCAAAATCTGCCAACATCAGAATGTTCAAACACATTAGGACAAAACTAGATGAAGCAAATCTACAACTCGGAGCTCTACGTGGTTCTCCTGAAGATTGTGTTGGCACCGGTCGCCGTTTTGCTCATGTTATGGCTATTGCTCCAAATGCTTCTAGTTCTATCATTATGGGTAATACCAGTCCTTCTATTGAGCCGTATCGTGCTAATGCATATCGACAAGACACAATGAGTGGTTCTTCACTGACCAAGAATAAGTGGTTGGATAAAGTAATCATGAATCATTTGTCTCCTGATAATTCTCCATTGACACCAACAGGTGAGAATGAGTATGCGGATATTTGGTCATCAATCATTGCAAACGATGGTTCTGTGCAACATCTGGATTGGATGTCAGAAGAAGATAAGGGTGTTTTCAAAACATCTATGGAAATCGACCAACGATGGGTGATTGAACATGCTGCTGACCGTCAAGAATTTATTGACCAAGCACAATCATTGAACTTGTTCTTCCGTCCAGATGTACATGTTAAATATCTACATGCATGTCATTTCTTGGCATGGAAAAAAGGATTGAAAACTCTATACTACTGCCGTTCAGAAAAGTTGGCTAAGGCAGATAAAGTATCGAAACGAATTGAGCGTGAAGTTATTAAAGAATTAGACATGAGTGCTATTGCTCAAGGTAATGAATGTTTAGCTTGCGAAGGATAAAAAATGAAAAAATTAATTAAATTCTCGGCATCTTGGTGCCAACCCTGCAAAATGTTAGCAGGTAATATGAAGTATGTTGATTTTGGTGATGTTCAAGTTGAAGAAGTTGATATTGATGAAAACTTTGAATTTGCCAAAAAATACAACATCCGTGGTGTACCAACATTGGTACTTGAAGAAGATGGTAAAGAATTAAAACGAACCTCTGGTGTTCTTATGGCCGATAAGATTGAGGAATTCATCAAATGATTAAGAAGGTGAACTCAAAACTTACAGAGACAAGAAACAACTTCAAACCATTCAACTATCCTTGGGCCTATGAGGCATGGTTGAAACACGAACAATCACATTGGCTTCACACAGAAGTTCCAATGCTTGAGGACGTTAAAGATTGGAAAAAGAAGTTGACGAGTGAGGAAAAACAATTCCTTACACACATCTTCCGTTTCTTCACACAAGGTGACATTGACGTTGCTGGTGGTTATGTTAAGAACTATCTACCATACTTCCCACAACCAGAAGTACGTATGATGTTGATGGGGTTCGCTGCACGTGAAGCACTACACATTGCAGCATACTCACACCTTATTGAAACTCTTGGTCTGCCAGAAACTACATATAGTGAATTCCTTGCATATCAAGAAATGAAGGACAAACATGATTTTGTCATGGACATTTCCAATAAGAATGGTACAAAAGAGAACACTGCACGCCATATCGCCGTGTTCAGTGCCTTCACTGAAGGTATGCAGTTGTTCTCATCTTTTATCATGTTGTTGAATTTCCCTAGACATGGTAAGATGAAAGGTATGGGTCAAATCGTAACTTGGTCTATCGTTGATGAAACGATGCACGCTGAGAATATGATGAAACTTTTCAAAACCTACATACAGGAAAATAATGAAATCTGGAATGATGAATTGAAAGAATCCATTTATTCTATTGCTGAACGCATGGTAGAACTGGAAGATAAATTCATCGATTTGGCCTTTGGTTTGAATCAAATGGAAGGTCTAACCAGTGATGAATTGAAACAATACATTCGTTATATTGCAGATAGACGATTGATTGGCTTGGGTATGAAAGGCATTTTTAAAGTCAAGCGTAATCCATTACCTTGGGTTGAAGAAATGATTAATGCTCCAACACACACTAATTTCTTTGAGAATCGTGCAACTGATTATGCTAAGGGTGCATTGAGTGGTTCTTGGGATGATGTTTGGGGTAAAGCAGCATAATTTTTAATGGAGAAACAAAACATGGTGTCAATGAAACATCATTGTTCTGATTGTGAATCCAAATTTGTTATTCAATATGATGAGAGAGATTGTGAAGATAGTCCAACATACTGTCCCTTCTGTTCTTCCTATATAATGGAAGATGAAGTGGAACAGGATGAAGATTATTAATGTGGTTTTATTATAATACAGCAGAACAATTCAAGGAAGAGGACGCAGCCGATTATTTCGGCTTCGTCTATCTTATCACACACATTTCTACCGGTAAGAAATATATTGGTAAGAAATTCTTTACTAAATCCCAAACAAGACAGGTTAAAGGCAAGAAAAAGAAATCTAGAGTTTCTTCGGATTGGCTCGTCTATTGGGGTTCAAATGAAGAACTGAAGAAAGAAGTTAAACTTAACGGAGAGGAACAATATACAAGGGAAATTCTGTACCTCTGCAAGTCTAGGTCAGAATGTAGTTATTGGGAAACTTTTGAAATATTTAATCGGCACGCTCTTTTGTCTGATAATTATTATAATTCGTGGGTCACATGTAAAATCCACAAAGCACACGTATTAGGAAAAATCAATGGCACGCAAACAAACAGCTAACACTGATGTTGAGGTTAAAACCACACATCATAAAACAAACAATCATCTCAAACTGAGACTTGATGACCTTAAAACATTCGAACCTCTAACAGATAATCAAAAATTATTTTTTGATGCGTATAAAAGAGGAGACTATTTCGTAGCACTACATGGCGTTGCCGGTACAGGTAAAACATTCTGTGCCTTATACAAAGCAATTCAAGAGGTTCTTGATAAATCAAATCCTTTTGACAAAATCATTATTGTTCGTTCAGCTGTACAATCACGTGAAATTGGTCATTTGCCTGGAGATATCAATGAGAAAATGGATATCTACCAACAACCATATCGTCAAATCTGCGACACATTGTTCGGCCGCCGTGATGCGTGGGATAGATTGGAAGAACAACACCACATTGAATTCATTTCAACATCATTCATTCGTGGTATGTCGTTTGACGATGCAATCATCATTGTTGACGAAATGCAAAACTTAACATTCGAAGAAATTGATACTGTTATGACACGTGTTGGTTATCGTTCGAAGATTATTTGGTGTGGTGATTACCGTCAAACAGATTTGAATAAGAGAAAGAATGATGTGACCGGTATTCTCAAGTTTTTTGATATTGCACACCACATGAAGGCATTTACACGTATTGAGTTTACAGCTGATGACATTGTACGAAGCTCTTTGGTCAAAGATTATATTCTAGCAAAGATGCAATATGAA